GGGAGAAGGCCGTTCTGGACCTTCTCGTCGCCCATCAGGTGATCGAGGATGACAGGTTTGTCGAGGCGGTCGCATGGTCTTGGACGCGCGGCGGCAACGGCTTGTGCCACGTCGCCGTGATCCCGGCCCAGGCCACGAAGCTCGAATTCCATCCTGCCAACCTCAACGGCGCGCCCGGCGGATGGATCATCACAGCGCCCCTTATCGAGGATGACCGCTATGGCGAAATCTCTCTCTACTCTGACGACGACGAGGCCCTATCAGGCCCCGAGAATTCTGATCTATGGGCCGCCGGGCCTCGGCAAGACGAGCCTTGCGGCGAGCTTCCCTGATCCGGTCTTTCTCCAGGTCGAGGACGGCTTTCCCCACGATCTGGGCGATGTCCCGCCCCATTGGAGCCGCGAGCAACTCGGCTCCTATGACGGCGTTATGGACGCGCTCCAAGCGCTCTACACGGACGATCATTCGTTTCAGACGCTCGTGATCGACAGCGTCGACCGGCTCGAGCCGTGGGTATGGGCCAAAACCTGCGAGCGCAACAAGTGGCGGAGCATCGAGGATCCCGGCTACGGGAAAGGATACCTCGCGGCCGACATTGAATGGCGCGACATCATCGACGCCACGAACGCGCTTAGATCTGATCGCCAGATGACGATCGTTTTCATTGCGCATTCCACGGTCATGACGGCCCCGGATCCGGTCAATGTGGAATACCAGCGCTACGACATCCGCCTTCAAAAGCGGGCCATTGCGCTCTTTCAAGATGAAATGGACGCGATCTGGTTCCTCAATCAGGAAGTGTCCGTGATCGCGGACGATCCAAAGGACAAGTCGAGCCGCGTCCGTGGTGCGGGCGGCGGGTCCCGCGTGCTCTATGCCGGCCCACGGCCCGCATTCGTTGCCAAGAACCGCTTCGGCATGCCCGACAAGATCGCCTTTAAGGCTGACGACGGTTTCGCCCAGATCGCCCCATTCCTGCCAGTCCGGCCGGAAGTCAAAGCGGCCCCGAAGGCCGCGTAATCCAACCCCAAAACAGGAGTTACGTGCATGGCAAAGTTTGGTGCAACGTTCAATCCGGCCGACGTGCCGCCGAGCGAACGCGGCGACGGATCGCTTCTGCCGTCTGGCCGCTACACAGCCCAGATCATCGAAAGCAATGTCACGACCGCCAAGAGCGGACGCGGCGAGATCTGCAATCTCACTTGGGAGATCCTCGACGGCCCCTATGAGCGGCGGCGGGTTTGGTCGCGCGTGAACGTCTTTCACGAAAACCAAATCGCCCAGGACATCGGGCAGCGGTTCTTGAAGCAGATCACGGACGCGCTGGGCCTCGGCCCGATCGACGACACCACGGCGATCGAATTTCAGCCGGTTGAAATCACCGTTGGCATCGAGAAGGCGCGAGATCCTCAGTACCCGGATCGGAACGAAGTCAAGCGCGTGTCGCCCATAGCCGGCCGCGCGCCCCGCGTCGCCCCGCCCGCTCGCCCGGCGCCGTCGCCGGCCAGCACGGCGCGCCCGGCCCCCGTCGCCCAGTCCGCGCGCCGGCCATGGGATAAGCCGAAGGTCAACGACGAGATCCCCTTCTGAGTAAGCCGGGAGGCGCGCCCACGCCGGCAAGCAAACGCGCGCCTCCCTCCCTCGCCCAGGCCGACAACGTCAACCCAAGAGAGGCGGCAACCGTCACACAGACGGGCCGAGATGTCATGTCAAAGTCCAAACGCGACGACCTGATTTCATTACGCGAGATCCTCGCGGCTTCACCGCAAACGCTGCACTGGAAAAGCCTTCTCGCCTACATTGGCGAGGACGAAAGCTCATACGACCCAGAAGGCCAGGTTTCATATGGGGATGTGCTGTACATCTTCGGACGTGACAACGGTTTCCGCGTTCTCCGCAAGCACATAAAGCCGGAGAAGCTCGCCGCTCTGCTTTGGCCGAATTTCCGGATGCACATCGCTCACGCGCCTATGTGGGCGCATATCACCTCGGCGATTTCTCAGATTGAAGAATTCGCCGAAGACCATGAATTGCTTGAAGATCCTGATTTTGATCAGATCTATCTGACAGCGCATCGGCTCTCAATTTTCGCATCCGCTTTCCTGCAATTCGCCACTCATTTCGACAGTGGTTCAGGAAAGGCAATGCGCCTCATCGAACAAATTCGGCGGAACGAAAAGGAAGACTTCAAGGACATCTTGAAGCGCTTTCCATCTTACGCGGTTGAAAGGATCTGATTATGTACTTGTACCTCGACATTGAGACGATCGAGACGCAGGACCGCGATATTCGCGAGCGCATCGCGGCTGACATCAAGCCGCCGGCCAGCATGAGCAAGGCCGAGACGATCGCGAAGTGGCACGCCGAGCAAAAGGCCGAGGCGGTCGAAACCGCCATCGCCAAGACGGCGCTTGATGGCGCGGCCGGGCATGTCGTCTGCATCGGCTATGCGGTCGACGGCGCCGACTGCGACGCATTGATAGCCGAGCGGGTTTCCGACGAAACGGAAATCTTGTCCGGGTTTTTCAAAAAGCTCGAATGGCGCCCCTATACCATCGTCGGGCACAACATCGCCTGGGACATGCGGTTTTTGACGCAACGGGCCATCGTCCTTGGCGTCCGCCTTCCGGGATGGTGGCCGCGCGACATCAAGCCATGGTCGCCCCAGATCTTCTGCACCATGACCGCATGGGCTGGGGCGCGCGATACGATCTCCATGGACCGCCTATGCCGGACCCTCGGCATTGTCGGCAAGGGCGACGTGACCGGCGCCGACGTGTCGGGCCTTTGGCACGCCGGGCACTTTGAGGCCATCGGCCGCTATTGCGCGAGCGACGTGGAGAAGACCCGCGCCATTCACCGCAAGATGATGGTGGCATTTGGCGAGATGGAGAAGCCGGCCGAACCCGCGCCGAGCCTCGACGATGACGCGGCCTTTCTGACGGAGGGCGCGTGATGGATCACAAGCAGACTGAATTGGTTGTCATCTCAAAGCTGCGGATCGTTGATGGTGTGATCTTTTACAAGATCCGCCAGCAGGACGGGTCATTTGTTGAAATGACCGTGCGCGACACGCCGAGCATGCGCCGCTTTGTTTCATGGGTGCAGATCCATGATTGAACTTCGACACTACCAGCAAGAGGCCATCGATGCGGTGTTGTCCTACTGGTACAAGGGCGGCGGCTCCCCGTTGGTGGAACTTGCCACGGGCATGGGCAAGTCAGTCGTGATCGCGAAGCTCACGCGCGACTTGTGCGAGACATACCCGGATCTTCGAATTCTCATGCTCGTGCACGTGCGCGAGCTTGTCGAGCAGAACTACCGCGCCTTGATCCGCCTTTGGCCCGAGGCCCCGGCCGGCATCTACTCGGCTGGGCTCAATCGTCGCGATGCGCATCACCGCATCACATTCGCGTCGATCCAATCCGTCTACAAGCGCGCCCAGATCCTCGGCCCGCGCGACATCGTCATGGTGGACGAAGCGCACCTTGTGCCGGCCGATGGCGATGGCATGTATCGCAAGCTGATCGACAAGCTGCGCATCGAGCGGCCCGACCTTCGCCTTGTCGGCTTCACCGCCACGCCTTACCGAATGGACAGCGGCCGGCTCGATGATGGCGGCATCTTCAACGACACGGTCTATTCGTTCGGCATCGGGCGCGGGATCCGGGACGGTTGGCTTTCGCCCCTGATCTCGAAAGCCTCGGCAACCGAAATCGACGTGTCGAACGTCGCCAAGCGGGGCGGCGAATTCGTCGCGGGCGCATTGGAAGCGGCGGCCGATGATGACGACATCACGCGCGCGGCCGTCCAGGAAATGCTTCGGTACGGTGCCGATCGCAAGTCATGGCTGATCTTCTGCACGGGCGTGAAGCATGCGCACCACGTTCGCAAGGCGTTGCAGGACGCCGGGATCACGGCCGCCACCATCACGGGCGACACGCCGTCCGCAGAGCGGGCGGCCACCATCGCGGCCTTCAAGGCGGGCCACGTCCGCGCGCTCACAAATGCAAACGTGCTGACGACCGGCTTCGATGCGCCTGGCGTCGATATGGTGGCATTCCTTAGGCCCACATTGTCGGTTGGATTGTACCAGCAGATGGTTGGAAGGGCGACCCGCAAGGCGGATGGCAAGGACAATGCGCTGATCCTCGACTTCGCCGGCAATGTGCGCCGGCATGGCCCGGTTGACATCGCCACGATCGACCGCAAGCCGGGCAAGAGCGGCGACGACGACGGCGACGAAAAGGTGAAGGTGGACACCGTCGCCGCGAAGACGTGCCCGTCATGCGAGGCGCTTGTGGCAATCCGCGCGGCCGAGTGCCCGCATTGCTTCCACGCTTTCCCGGTCAGGGATAAGCCGAAACATCAGCCCGTAGCCGAGGCGGTGCCGATCCTATCGACCGAGCGCACCAAGCCCTTGGGGCGGCATGTCTACTCGTGGGAACCGCGCCGGCACATGAAGCTAGGTTCCCCTGATAGTGTGCGGCTGATGTATCGGTGCGGCCTGCAATGCATCTTCGAATGGATCTGTCCGGAACACACCGGCTTTGCCCGGCAAAAGTTTGAGACGTGGTGGCTTCAGCACGGCGGATCGTCACCGCCTCGCACCGTGCAAGAGACGATCGACCGCTGGCCCGAACTCACCATGCCGCAAACGATCTTCACCCGCCCCAATGGGCGATGGGAGGAGATCACAGGCCGGTCATTCTTCAAGGCGGCGGCCGAATGACCGCTTTTTACAACGAAATTGACCCGTTTGCCGCTCAGTGGCTCAGGAACCTGATCAATGCAGGGCTCATCCCTCAAGGCGAAGTCGACACCCGCTCAATTGTCGATATTCGACATTCTGACCTCGCCGGCTTCACTCAGTGCCACTTCTTCGCCGGTATCGGTGGATGGTCACACGCTCTCCGCCTCGCCGGATGGCCCGACGATCGGCCCGTCTGGACCGGCTCTTGCCCCTGCCAGCCCTTCAGCGTTGCCGGGCAAGGCAAAGGCGAAGCGGACGAAAGGCACCTTTGGCCCGTCTTCTTCGACCTCATCCGAGCATGCCGCCCCGCTGTCGTCATGGGAGAACAGGTTGCGGCAGCGGTTGGCAAGTCATGGCTCGACGGAGTGTTTGTTGACCTGGAAGGAGCGGGTTACTCCTGCGAAGCGGCGGTACTTCCAGCTTGTGCCGTCGATGCGCCCCATCGTCGGGATCGATTGTGGTTTGTGGCCGACGCCGACAGCGCAGGACGGGTCGCGCGGATCGGGCACGATCAGACCGCACGACACGGGCATTCCGTTGCCGCAGCGTGTGGCGCAGACCGTGGCGATGTGGCCGACACCGACGAGCCGGGATCACAAGGACGGGGCTTTTACTCCGAACGTCGAGACCAACAGTCTGCTTGGGCGGGCGGTGTGGAATGGGCCATCGGAGCCGACGGAAAAGCCAGGCGCGTTAAACCCGGCATTCGTTTGTTGGCTCATGGGGTACCCGCCCGAGTGGGACGATTGCGCGCCTACGGTAATGCCATCGTCCCGCAAGTCGC